CCCATCTGGCAGCGCGCGCTGGCCCGCATGCCGTTTGGGGCGGAACGTATGACGCCCAACGTGTTTAACGAACAGCAGGCGCTGGCCGATAAATTTACCCAGATCGGTCTGTTGCCAGTGAAGGTGAATGTCAGCAGCGCGACGTGGGCACGGGATAAGCAGTAACGCGTGAGCGCGAGTGCTTTAAGGGCCTGCGGGTGAACCAGCAGGCCTTTTTTATTGGGGGCGACAGAGGACGATAGAGAAGGATTCACTCGCTGCGCTCGCCCTTTGGGTGGCCTGGCGGCCATGCAAAACGGCGTTGCCGTTTTGTCGTTCCCCGGTCGGGGGTTCTCATCCCCCTCTCAGGAGAACATGCAAAAAAAAAGTCCAGAGGTGAGTCTGGACGCTTCTTCAAATCTGGCGGTGAGAGGGGGATTCACTCGCTGCGCTCGCCCTTCGGGTGGCCTGGCGGCCATGCAAAACGGCGTTGCCGTTTTGTCGTCCCCCGGTCGGGGGTTCTCATCCCCCTCTCAGGAGAACATACAAAAAAAAGTCCAGATGGGAGTCTGGACGCTTCTTCAAATCTGGCGGTGAGAGGGGGATTCACTCGCTGCGCTCGCCCTGCGGGTGGCCTGGCGGCCATGCAAAACGGCATTGCCGTTTTGTCGCCCCCCGGTCGGGGGTTCTCATCCCCCTATCAGGAGAACATACAAAAAAAAGTCCGGAGGTGAGTCTGGACGCTTCTTCAAATCTGGCGGTGAGAGGGGGATTCACTCGCTGCGCTCGCCCTTCGGGTGGCCTGGCGGCCATGCAAAACGGCGTTGCCGTTTTGTCGCCCCCCGGTCGGGGGTTCTCATCCCCCTCTCAGGAGAACAGGCAAAAAAAAAGTCCAGAGGTTAGTCTGGACGCTTCTTTGAATGTGGCGGTGAGAGGGGGATTCGAACCCGCGAACAAACCGCCGCAATCAATTGTAATAAATAGCATTTTTCATATCCCATTTTCCCACGTGCATTTTACGTGCACTTTCTTTTCCATAACTGTTTATTCGCTGCCTGACTTCAGTCCGGGCCGTGAAAGATTCCCGTCATAATCCGCCAGGTACGAGCCGTAATTACGGAACAGCATATCCGGTCCCTTATGTCCCATCTGCTTACACAACCAGAAGAGGTTAACGCCCGCGCTGATATGCATCGTCGCGAACGTGTGCCGGGTCTGGTAGGGATTGCGATACCTGATTTTTGATGCCCGCATAATGTGGCGCCACGCTTTCTGTCGAATGTCGCCCGAACCAGACCAGGGCTGTCCGTTACTCGGATCCTCAAATACAAATTCACTCTTCATCAGCGTGAATTGCTTCTGTTCGTTCAGTGCCTGGATTGCCTCGTCGTTGAGCTCAATTTTGCGGGTACCGGATTTGGTTTTTGTCCCTTTGAAAATGCCTTCAACGATGGCGTTCTGAACAAAAGCAGTACATTTATGAAAGTCGATGTCTGCCCATTTCAGCGCACAGAGTTCTGATGGCCGGACGCCGGTATTAAATGCAAACTGAAACGTGGTTTTCCACTGCAGGTATTTGCAGTTCAGGTAAATGATCCGTATCTCGTCGGGCGTGAACGGGTCTACCTCGTACTCCTCTATATTGCCGGACTCGACAGAGAAATATCGTGATGCGCTAATATGGGCGACTGGGTTATCAGGTATAAGGCCATCGGTAACGGCTTCATCAATGGCACTGCGCAGAAATGACAGCCGGTTGCGAATGGTCTTCAGTTTGGTTTTTCTGCTGGCCACCCAGTGTTTCAGTGCTGATGGCGTCAGGTCGGTGACACAGATTTTGTGTAGCTCACTGAGCGCGCGGAGGCATTTTCGATAACCGTCCATGGTCGAGGGTGAGAGATTCCGGTTTTCGCAGATCACCAGATACTCTTCCAGATAATCCTTCACCGTTTTTTTCTTCTTTTCATGACCGAAAAGAGCCGCTTTTTTGGATCGGGGGAAATAACTCAGGTAGTGAAATTCCCCCGTAGCTATCCTGTTTTGTATTTCCCCCAGGTACCTCTCTGCGTATTTGATATTGCGCGGGTTAACTTCCATTCCAGAAAGGGGCTCACGGCACAAAACCCCTTTATAAGTGAATGTCAGCTGCAGTGTGTCCCCGGTTTTGTGTTGCCGAACGGTTATTCCTCGCGGTAAAGCGGATTCCTGCTGTTTCTTGCCCATCTGTTCACCTCATCAAGATCAATCCAGCGTTCACGGACGCCGTCCACTTTTAATACGTGCACGCCCTCCATCCAGATCTTCCTTTGTATCCGTTTGTTAATGGCTTCGACCGATTCTCCGGTGTTTTTGCAGTAGGTGGAAAGGGGGACACAATGTAGGTTCATGCTATTTTCTCCACTTTTAATAGCTGAGCTGCTCTATTGATCTGTGCCATAAACGCGGTGCCACGTGATTCAAGATGGTCGCGACTGACATAATCAAACTTTTGACCTCTCCATGATTTATCGAAAACCGCGATAGCGGCCCCGAATCCGGCGGACGACTCACTGGGCTGGCCTTCTTCTGGCCGGTACCAGGCGGGCAGGTCAAAACTGATTCGGCCACGAATGAATGCGATATGGTCGGCAGCCTCGGGCCACCAGACTTCGCCAGTTGCCGCTTTAATCAGAAAGACATTGCGACCGCCAGCCTCACGCATTGCCAGCGTATGGGCCATTATCTGGCGCATGCCTGTAATGTACTTCCCGTCGTAATGTGAGGCGCGGGAATATGGTGGGTTAGCGTATGCTGCTCCGTATAGCTCAGCCAGACGTTCCGACCAGTTCTGCGAAAGTGCGTTATCTTCGGCGCTGTAATATGCCTCGCATTTCGCATTACTCTCATCGGCGAACAGGTCCAGCACGAACGGACCGAACATCCAATTAATACCCCACCAGAGACGATCGGGCGAACGCCACTGATCGCCAATTTGTTTTAGCTGGTGGGTAGGCTGGGCGCGCAAAGTTTCAAGCGCCAGGCAATATGGCGATAGTTGGGTTTTTACCATTCGGGGGATACCTCAAATCAGCGTCTGAAATTTTTGGTCAGATCAATCTTGTACTAAGAACAAAAATCCACTACATGCGGGCATTAGGCGGGTGTTTCGGTTTAGTTCACTACGTCGCATTTGCCTTCATGAAGGCAAATGCAGTTCAGGCAGATGAGACGATTTTCAAAGCAGTTTTTGCCATCTGGTAGCCATTGCATCGGTCATCGCTAAAGCGATGCGGGAAATCATAGGCTGAAAAGCAGCAGGTATCCTGCCGGCGCAGGTTAGTGTTATATGAAAAAACATATCATGAGGTTAACTCTTGAAAAGACTTATTTAAAGACTGTTTGAGCTCAACTTGCCTATCAAGGTCTCCCGGATCAACATGGATAGTGTAATCAAGATAATAATTATCACCGTTAATATGTTTTTTATATATTAACCAGTCGCCAGTGATCTTATTATTTGAAAAGAAGACTTTATCTATCATTGGTGGTATCTGTTTCTGAATTGAGTCAAAAACTTTATCAATGCCGAGTCTTTTGGCATGATTACTATTATATATAGCATCTCTCAAATTTTCAGTATCATCACTGTCGTAAGGTATGTTGAACTTTTTAACATACGCTTTCAGAACCTGATTTGTAGCATAAGCAATCAAATCATCTGTTTTGGGGTTTTTTATAGGGGTAGTTATCTTCTCACCGAAGTTATTCATAATTCTGCTTAAATGATCTTCAGCAACATGAATATGAAGAAAGCCTACTAACTCACCCTTTAATTCGCGCTCTTTATGTCGCATCGCTTTTGTTGACTGCGCTACATTATCACCTTCTAGCAGGCGAATGGCTTCCATAATGCCTCGAGCAATGAAACCTCGCCCATCAATATCAGCGAGCACTTTATCCTTGAGCGTCTGTGATATTCTATTGGAATATTTTTCATCAAATAGCTTGAACATCACTTCTCTTCCTTCTGATTAACCGGGGCACTGGCACGCGGGAACTGCAACGCGATGTTCCTGTAATACTGCAGCCGCTCACGAAAATATTCCCTCAGCGCTTCCAGCTGCTGCATCTCCACCCCCCTTGGGGATAACTGACATATTCATGCGCTCCTTTTATACAACGTCAGACGCGGCTAAATCCACGTTGACCTTATCGCGCTCTTCTGTGCTTCTTGATGCTATGTTAAGTGACATAGATGTCCTCCTATATGGATTGTATCGGCAAAAGGTATGAGTCTATAAGGATTTCTCGCTGTAAATCGTCATCCGGTCAGGCACCAGCGCACCTTCCACTTCTCATCTTCAAGTTGCCAGATGACATAGGCGCCGATAAAGCCGCCATCCGGTTCTGGCACTTTGTCGTCAGGTGACAGGAGTTAAGTTTTTTTTTCTTTAATAGATTCATTACTTTCCGCTCTATCTAAAGATGTTGATTCTTCTGAAGGAACTAACCCTGTCGAGGGAGATAACCCTGTTGAGGGAGCTAATCCTGATAAGGGAGCTGATCCTGATAAAGGAGCTAATCCTGATGAGAGAGCTGACCACGATGGGAGAGCTGACCATGATGAGTGAGCTAGCCTTGATGAGAGAGCTGACCATGATGAGTCAGCTAACCTTGATGAGAGAGCTGACCATGATGAGTGAGCTAACCCCGATGAGAGAGCTGACCATGATGAGTGAGCTAACCCCGATGAGAGAGCTGACCATGATGAGTGATCTAACCCTGATAAAGGAGCTAACTCTGATAAAGATGTTGTTTGGGGGGTGGTTACTTTCATCTCCTTTTCTTGGAGTTTACCTTTTAGTTCCCAAAATTCCTTTTCTCTATTACTCAAAGCCAAACTGCTTTCCGTCAACTTAGCTGTTAATTCTTCGTTCTGTTTTTTTAGATGAAGGAGTTCTAGTTTTTCTCTTTGATGTTCTTCAATTTTAACTCTCAAGGATGATATTTCTTTAAGGGACTTTAAATGTTCACTTGCATTTTTTTCTGAGCTTAATCTATATGAGTTAATTTCATTTTTTAAAACGAAGTTTTCTTCATTCAAAGAGTTTATAATTTTACTATCTTGCGAAATTTTCTCGCTTTGAGATTTTATCTCTTTGCGTACGTTAATATTTTCTTCAAGTATTACATGAATGTTTGCATCAATGTATTTCTTTTCTCTCTCTTCTGCCAGCTTCTTTTTTGCTTCATAATCTGCAATTTCTACTTGCTTGGTGGCTATGTCGATTTTAGATTGCAAAATAAGCATATTGGTTTCGTGATTAGTTCCCTTCTGGAATTTAGTCACATATTTGTTGGCATAAGGTAGAAGCAAACATATAATTATGGTGGTAAAAATGGGGCCAAGAATATAATTTCCAACATCAAAATGGGAGTTAATGTAATCAAGCCTTCCTAAAATGTTTTGTTTACTTAAAAATAATATCGTTAGCATCTGCCAATTAAAACCTATCCATGAAAAAACGAACGCTCCGAGAAAAGGGCTTTTAATCCTTTCTAATGAACTTTGGCGAAAAGCAGAAATAATATCTTTGAAGAAATCGAGCATAATTTGTCCACATTGGTAACATTTTTTAATGAATGTTACCTTGAGATTGTGATTAAGAATAGTCTTAAATAAAAAAATTTGGCCCGTCGTGGGAAGGGTAAAATCTCCTAGATTTGGACATATGTAAAGAAAAGTATTATATAATTGATTGTTTTATATGAGTTTATAGCCAATAAGTTCAGAGTCCCGTGATTGGGGCCTTGTCGAATTTGCTTCACTACGTGCCAGCTGATGAACCAGTTTTTCCAGATCGGCAGAGCTTATTTTGTACTGTTCGCACAGCGCAACGATGGTGCTAAGCGCGAGCGAACGCATGGCCTCGTTGAGGGCAAATTCAGTGGGGATGGTTGTCACTGTCATAACAAACTCATTCCCGCCACCACACACAGTGTCACAAGCAATGGAACCAGCCAGTGACATTTCTTAGGGTGGAAATCAGCGCCCGTCAGGCGATGTTTGAACTGCAGGCGATCTACAGGGCTCATGAGATACGTCTCCTTGGTTTGCCCTGGCGCGCAGCCGGGACGCGGATTGTTTGCTGGTAAAGGTTTGCGCAGCCTTTGTCGCTGCAAAAGGACCGGACCTCGCTGCGGTTCCAGAACCGGATTACCGGCCTGCTTTATGTCCGTGGGATGCCTAAACCGGGCGCAGTATTCGCACAGTTCTGACTCAATGAATTCGGTGCCTGACTCGATTAACAGCCATTCGAAATGTCGATACCGCTTGCCGTCCGCATCGATGTAATAAACAAAGGTTTCATCCTCGCCCTTGTAATTGGGCTCAATGCTGCAGCCATCGAAAACGACGACGCTGTTACCGATGCGGATCGGCGTGCCCTCGGGCAGTTCGCTAATGCGCTGCCGGGTCAGTTTTGGTATGAAATTCATGGATACCTCGGAGCGCTGGTACGCAGTCAAAAAAATGCCCCCCAGGCGGGGGCCAAAGACTACACTGCAATGTGGGGTTGTGGCGCCAGGTGCTGATCTTCTGGTTGTCTCGATGGACTGCAATTCACCACAACGAAAAGAGCACTACCTTTGACCACCTTACGCCGCAAACCCGTAACGCTGCCTTTGCGACCTAACTACCACGCCGCCAGGGGAGGTTACACAGGTGCTGACACGCATATCCGGTGTAGCGCTCTTTCCGTTGTGTGCTGGCCCCATCCTCCAGCTTCAAGCCCTCGTTTACTTTTAAGTCCAACTAAACTGCTGCGGTATTCCGGACTTTGCCCTGGTGAGGCGAAAAACTTTCTGACCAGTTCGTTTTGATGCTGCGCCTGCTATCTCGCGCAGCTCAAAAAAACTACCGCCACACTTTCGCAGTGGCCGCGCTCATGCCCTTGAGTTCGTAACCCCGGTTCATCTCAGTTCACCGTTGGCCCTAACCAGTGCGTAATTGGCAGTTACGCTGCCGACACCGGTGCTTCTTTTCTTATTTACCCTCACCAGATGCAAAGCTGGCTCTCAACTCTTATAATTAATGTGACTATTTCAACCCAAAGTCCGAGATTGCGATGCTAAATAAGCCGTGTAGTTGCCAAGGTAACAACCCTAATTGCTCACGCTGCGGTGGCTGGGGATACATGGATGAAATTTCAGAAGCCCGGTCCTCGGTTGGGCAAGGTGAAATTAAGCCTCCAAAAATAATCAAATCTGATAAGAAAAAAGTAACCAACCATCCTTCAAGGAAGGGTGGCAATAGACCGCTTAAAAATCAGCATCTGGGAATAAAATGCATGTTGTGTGGTGAGCATCCCATTGATCCAAAAGCACATAACTGCATTGATAATGCAGAAAAAGATGAGAACATCATGAAACAAATTGAGCGTTTACTAAGGCGAAATTAATTCTTAAAGACTTTATGAAGCGCCCCATTAGGCGCTTTAAAAAAACCTTCTCCTGATTGTAGAGGCGCCACGCCGCCAGTTCGTTTTGATGCTGGGCCTGTTTTCTCACGCAGAAAAGGAGAATTGATTGCGCGTGATACTGTCAGGCCGGAGGAAAAAAAACCGCCAGAGCGGGTTGATGTCATTTTTTAGGCTTTAGCTTTTCCATGCTGCTGACTAGTGCCATCAGTCTGGATTTTATGGTCGGTACATCAAGTCCGTTTTGAACGTCTCGACTTAGCCCTGAAATGTCTTGCGACCATGCTGCCACCGCATCCCTAAACTGCCTTGCTATACTGGCCTGTCTTGTGCGGCTTGATTCAAGCTCAGATACGCGCTGCTTTGCTTCAATCTGAAGCTTGCCTTTCCCAACCTGAAGAGCCTCTATCGCTACCTGCTTCATTTCTGCATGTATTAATGGATGAAAGTTGTCAGCTCCAAGGAAAGTTACATCATCAATGGTTTTAAAAAGTAAAAGGCAATCGGTCTTTTCATTGCTTCTGCTATCGGCGCACTGCACTTCGACTGCTGGAGTAAATCCAAACTGTTTAACGCGCATTGCTGTGTATGTCATGTTGCTTTTCATCAGCGACTCCATTCTGGCTAACGGTATATATATCGACCGTTCTGCTGAAAATTTGAATTACGCATCACTCTCGCAAAAATGATCTGTAATTCACTTGCGAGCAGCATTGCCGTTCATCCTGAACCCGCCGCGCTCCCGACGCATGGTTTTAAGTCGCGCCGTTCGACTAACAAGCATGATGCGATGGGCTGCGTCGTGCTGTGTGATAAACGTTACCCCAAGGTAATTTATATTACTATACCCAAAGGTAAATAATTTAGGCGTAAAAGTTTACCTGTTTGAAATTTCAGGTAATTTAATTTTCTGGTTTTAGTGAAATTAGATACAAAAAAACCCGCTCGAAGCGGGTTAGCTTTGGAGGCTTACGGTATTTTTTGCCACTTCACATCGATTACTGTGCCGATGATGGTGCAGTTACCGTCAATTTCAGTGATGGGATATCGTGGGTTAAGAGGCTTGAGGAACTTACGACCGGCGTCCTCTATGTACATTTTGAAGGTTGCTTCATTGTCGTTCGTAAGCTTAGCGACAACCAGTTTACCGCTTTTCGCTTCTTTGCTGGGATCGACCAGAATAATCATACCTTCTGGCACGGTGAATCCAACCGGAGATGTCATCGAATCGCCACGAACCTTCAGCCAGAAAGATTGAGGACCAGCATTGATAGTTGTTTCTGGCCACTCGTCAATTTCATGTAATTTGTAGGGCTCAACAGCTTCTAGCCATTGCCCAGCGCTTACCCAGCTGATCAACGGGAATCCTTTCGTTTCTTTATGGTTATGTGCGAACTGAACATTTCCATGGCCATCATCAGATATGCCATCCATCCAGCCACGCGGTAAAGAAAAAGCTTTTTCGATGACTTCAACCATATCATCCGCGATCCGCTTTTTACCTTTTTTACCATCTTCATAAAGCATGCGCGAGACGTAAGAAGGTTCTCTTTCGATTTTTCGAGCGACATCCACAGCTTTTCCGCCGCAGAACTGATCTCGAATCTGTATTAGGCGCTGACGCCTTTTCTCGTATTTGTCCATGTCCGACATCATAAATTTATTTACCCCGTGGTAAATGGCCTACGGGTATTGCTTAAATAGTTACCCATGGGTAAACTTCGTCAAATTAAAGGTAAACAGGAACCATGAGATGGAAGAGTTACGGATCTACCTAAACGCCCTATCTCTCAGTGAGCAACGCACTTTTGCGGATACATGCGGAACAACCATTGGTTATTTGCGTAAAGCCTTAAGCAAAAACCATGAGCTTGGACCGGCGCTATGCGTGCTCATTGAAAAAGCCAGTGATGGAAAAGTTACACGTAAAGACCTCCATCCTACTGACTGGGAAAGTATCTGGCCTGAATTAAAAGCGGCTTAATTTCAACAATTACGAGGGAAGAAAGTAAATGGAATCAACTGCAATTTCGAGCAATTCGGTACGTGTTAACTGCAAGCCGGAAACGCTGGAGAGCTTTTTTCACCGTGAGGCAATCACTCAAGGTAATAAAGCCTTGGCGCTCGATATGGGGATCCATCCTTCTGGGCTGAGTCGTCAGAAGATTCGCATCTGCCAACTGGCGTGCCGAATGATTCACCAGTTGGGTTTGCCAGAGGGATGCATCGCGGCGCCGGGTTGTGAGCAAAACGTGATTTTGACAGGTGAAGAGGCGAGAACGCTCTTATCGATGCTTGAGCACATTCGTGTGAAAGAGGGGGGCGCTGGTGGATGAAAGGTTTGTTGAAACCGACAAGCGCTTTCGGGACAAGCGCGGCATTGTCGTGCGCATCATCAGTTACGACAGGCAGGAACGTAGGGTTATCTTCATGCGGCCCGAATACGAACATTTGTGCTGTGTGCCGAAATGGTACTTCGAGAAGTATTTCATTGAGGTGGGAAAGAGCGACTGAACAGCGCCAACTGTCCAGTCGTGTACAGCGTTGCTTTTGGGAAGCGAGGTTAATTATGCGACAAAAAAGCCGTAAGCCGCAACATGAAACCACTGTACATAAAGACATGGCGCGCGATGAACTTGCACGCCAGTTTTCATCTGATGCCGGCCGGCTGCTTCGGCAAGCTCTTGAGCAGGCAAAGCGGGAGAGGTCCGGTCATGAGTAATACAGCAGAAATTATCCAATTTAGCGCCCGAAGAGAGCGTGAGGAGCAGCGCGTGGCCGATACCGATGATGGCTTCATGCGTGTCGCTAATGAGCTCACCGATCAGCTCCTTATGGCTGATTTAACGGCTCGTCAGTTAAAAATCATGCTGGCTGTGATGCGTAAAACCTATGGGTTTAACAAGTCCATGGACAGGATCACCAACACTCAAATCGCCGCTATGACCGGCATCCACCACACACACGTCTGCTCGTCTAAGCGACAGCTTATTGATCGTGGTTTTTTAGTGGAAGGTGGTTCTAAGGTGGGCATCAATAAACATATCTCAGAGTGGGATATGAAAAAGATTAGCCAAAACAGCGAATCTTTAGCTGGTTCGGCTAATGCTAGCCGTATTAGCGAATGTTTAGCTGAATCAGCTAATAAAAGTTTAGCCAACACAGCTAATACCCATTCGCCAAAACAGCTAAACACAAAAGACAATATTCAAAAGACAATAAAGACAACTGATACATCTGCTGGCGCAGACGATGTGTCGCAGTCACCAGGAGATGATCAGGCATTACAGGAAACAGTTCAGGTACCGGAAGGACCCAAAAAGCCGGCTTTTTCCTGCGAAGAGGTTTTAGCGGTTTATCACGAAGTTCTGCCTGAGGCTAAAGCCGTTCGCCTGCTTAGCGACAAACGACGCAACCAGATCCGCACGTTCTGGAAGAAGGCGACCAAAATGACCCGCCAGCTGGACGGCGTACCGTTCACACTTGAATCATGGCGTCAGTACCTGACCTACATTGCTGAAAACTGCCGGTGGATGCTTGAAGACCGTCAGGACCAGCGTTCCGGGCGCGTCTGGCATCGCAAAGGGCTGGAATACTTTCTCAACGATGAGACCTATCTGCTGGTAAGAGAGGGGGCGAAGGATGATCGCTGATCCAAAAGTTATGCCTCAAAACATCGAAGCTGAGAAATGCGTTATTGGCAGCGTCATGCACGGTACCGGAAATGAGCGTGTTGAAAACGTCCTGGCCAGACTCAAACCGGAATCATTTTATCTTCCACAGCACAGGCTGATTTATGCAGAAATGCAGGCTCTGAATAAAAACCAGATGCCGGTTGACCTGCTGACGCTGGCCACTGCTCTGGACAACAAGGGCGTGACTGACAGCGTTGGTGGGTTTGCCTATCTTGCAGAACTGTCCCGGTTTGTGCCCAGCGCGGCAAACATAACAGCTTACGCAGACGAAGTTCGTGATAAAGCAATGCTGCGTTATGGCATAGAAAAAACCACTGAAATGATGGCTTATTTCTATGAGGCGAATGGTCTGTCAGCTGCCGAACGCTATGAGGCGGCTCAGCGGGTATTTACGGACCTTGCCGATCATGCACGCACGGGCAAGCGCACGGGTTATCGCCCGTTCATGGACTGGCTGGGCGACTGGTCAGAGGAAGTTGATCAGCGATTCAACGATCCGGAATCTGTCCGAGGCCTGACAACCGGCATACCAGGCCTTGATGCGATGATGGAGCCAAAACTCATTGTCCGGGGCTCGCTTTTTGTTATCGGTGCGCGCCCGAAAATGGGAAAAACCACCATTCTGCAGCAGATGGCAATTAACTGTGCACTGGTGGAAAAGAAAACCACGCTGCTTTTCAGTCTTGAAATGCCGGGGATCCAGATGGTTGAGCGCACGATAAGCCAGCTGGCGCGAGTGAATTCCGAAACGTTCTATCCCGATAAATTTGATGACATGCAGTTTTCTATGGCCAGTGCAAAAGCGATGGAATTGGCTGAAAGCGGGAATATTTTCATGGATGACACACCCGGGATAACCCTGTCCTACATTCAGGCCGAGTGCCGCCGTCTCAAGCGTGAAAAGGGCTCTCTCAGCATGGTGCTGGTGGATTACCTTACCCTGATGAAGCCTGAAAAATCTGAGCGCACAAGTCTGGGCTTTGGTCTGATAACCCAGGGTCTGAAGAACCTTGCTAAAGAGCTGGGATGCGCTGTCGTACTCCTCACACAGCTTAATCGTGGTGTGGAAGGCCGTTCGGTCAAACGTCCTCGCCCGAGCGACAGTCGAGAAACAGGCTCGATTGAGCAGGATTGCGATTACTGGGTGGGGATCCATGCTGACGAGGATGAAAACGGCATTCCCGATCTGTCTGTTACTGAATACATCCTGAGCCTCAACCGCCATGGTCGTACAGGCATCTGCTACGCAGAGCAGCGCAATGGTGTGCTTTACGAACTTGACCAGTACCACGCTGCAGAGATGGTCCGCACACGCACAGATAACAAAAACCACAAATCAAACAAAAGAGGTGGATTCTGATGTTACAGATCTACGAGATAACCCCGCTGGGTAAACCCCGCCAGACACAACGTGACCGCTGGGCCAGACGTCCGGCGGTACTACGTTACCGGGCATTTTGCGATGAGGTACGCCTGCATGGCATCACGCTGCCTGACAGTGGCTGTCACATCACGTTTGTGTTGCCCATGCCTGACAGCTGGAGCAAAAAGAAGCGCATGCAGTTCACCGGGCAGCCCCACCAGCAGCGGCCCGATGTCGATAATCTGCACAAGGCTTTGATGGATGCCGTGTTTGAAGAAGACAGCGCTGTATGGGATGCACGTATTACAAAAATCTGGGGAGAAACAGGGCAGATAAGGATCGAGAGCATTGCCTGAAACAACATACGCAGCAAAATTCAGTAAGGAGAATCACCTTGAACCTCGAAAGCACGATAAAGTTTTTCGCACCAAAATCACCTATGTTCAGCGATTCTCCTCGGGCAACGGCCAGTGACAGCCTGGATATTTCAGATGTGATGGCATCCTTTGGGCTGACTGGCGCGCAGGCTCGTTTCGGATTCGAATTATTCCTGTCCAAGCATGGTATTACGTCCAGTGATCGCGCCGTAGAAATGTTAACTGAATTCGGTCTGAGTAAGGCGGGGCTTTTCCGGGCAGTCGCCGAACTCGATGAGAATATTAAACGCGAATTTGTGCAATTGCTTGCAACGTTTGCCTACATGGACTATTCGCGCAGCGCGGCCAGTAAGCGTCCATGCACCTGTTGTGGCGGTACCGGGTTTATCGACACTGAAGTATTCAGCACCAAGTCACACATGCCTTTCCCGGCGCGCGACTTTGTGAAAGCCTCTGTTCGTATGGGCGTCGAAGGCTTCGTGCCGTCCAGTTATGAAAAAGTCAGAGAGGTAAGAGAGATTCAGCGTGTCCGTTGCGGCACCTGTGAAGGGAAGGGCGTGATCAGCAATGCGTGTCGTTGTCATGGAAAGGGCAAAGTGCTGGACCTTGAGCAGAGCGAGATTCAGGGCTTACCTGTCATGAAAACCTGCACCAAATGCACTGGGCGTGGCTATACGCGCCTGCCTGCTGAAACTGTGCGCCGTGCTGTTGGTTATGCGGTAATGACCGTCAGCCAGCCAACGTGGTCACGAAACTTCAAACCGTTCTATGAAGCACTCATTACCCAGTGCCATAAAGAAGAGTCAATAGCTGGTGATATGTTGAACAAGGTAACGCGGTGAGTTAAGAGAATCCAGAAAAGTAGAAGCCCAGTCTGCGGTAACAAACTGGGCTTCAGTGTGCGGGTTATCCTTACCGGGAAAAACCAACGACGCTATGTTAGCGAAACGGTTAAAAAACGCCAGTGGATTTTTAAGACCATGCCTATTTACTTTGCTTCAAAATGTATCTGTTGACAGGGTGAATAAAATGGCCCATTATCCCTTCCATGATGGGGTTTTTATGTGCTGTTCATTAGCTTGTAGTCCCCAGAAATCGGTCGTGACATTTAAAGCGCCCCGCGGTTTTAAGCTGCGAGGGCGTTTTTTTATTGCTGGTATTCAGGAGTATGCGCTGGTTGCAGGGTGGGACTCTTTGTAGCGGTGTAGTACCAATAAAAAAATCCCACCAGCTACAGGCACGCGACTGGCAGGAAATGGACTAAAGTAGAGGTTACTATTATTATTCATAGAGTTATCACAACTACGAGAATCATCGTAGATTAATTAAACGTGCATCAATCAAGTAATCAGATTGATTTTTTGCGTGATAATTACCTAAATGACGTTTTTGTTACAGCCCGGCTCTTGTTTATACTGGCACTAATGCGGTGAATCCCCCAAAGCGGTGGGCTTAATCAGTCGGTGGAGGCTGCATGGCGATTCTTGGTGCTGATTCTGAGAGTCGCCGGTAGGCACCCGGCACCGCAGACATATAGCCACAATTTGCAGCACTTAAAGGCTCACTTCGGTGAGCCTTTTTTATATGCCCGGACCAAATTTCCCAAGTTGTAATTTTTTGCGAAAAAACAGACTTCATTTTATTGTAATTTGAAATCGCCCCTTCAAGAGCTAAGCCATTGCGAGTGCCGGAGATAAGCGCCGGGTGGGGCAATTCTTTCGAAGGATCCACGAGACTTTAAATCATGAGCCTCGTGGGTTTTACCTGGATGTGCATTCGTTTAACTAAGCCACTCACTCACGCCACCATGTCTTGAACAGGTTCCACGGTGGTGTGTACTGAAGCTAAATGAGCCATCCCTACACTTTGCCGTCGCTCCCTCTGGGGCATTTCCAGATTTAGTATGCGCAGGTCTATGTATTTGCTTCCCATCAGAGTTCGTATAGTCACCCTGTTCAATGAGTTCATTATCTTCTTGATTAGCAGGAGCGTGTTTCTTGGCTATTGCTGGATGAATAACTACCAGTGCGGAAAGAGCAAAAGCAGTAATTAATCTCATGAGATATCGTCCAGTATGGCAAAGATTTGCCAGGAAAAAAGAAACCCAAAAAATGGGTTTCTTAAAGGGTCAGATAGCAATTAATTAGTGGCGTTTCTCATAATGATTGCCTGTACGAGGGTTCTTATAGCTCCCACCCTTGTGAGATGAACCATGCCCACCTGCGTAATGACCGCCACGTGCAAAGCTGATTGATGGTGCCAGTAACGCCAGAGTTATCAATGCTACGATTGTTTTTTTCATTTTGGATCCTGTTGACACTTGCCATATGGGAAAACCCCATTGGTAATATACTCTTAACTTTTGGAATAAGAATCCTGATAAAAGATCAGTGTGTCGGCAAAAAAATTTTGTAGTTGTGCCGAAAGTCATAACTCATGTCATGGGAACTGGATGACTCGATTACCCAACATGAACAAAACGATAATGCGGGCAGTTTTAAAAGTATTTTGTAAGTCCTTAACTCAATTTATGAATGTCAAAGGTCGCTTTTATGCGGCCTTTTTTCATTTTCACAGCCAGTAAATCAGTGCCAGATACTTTTAATCGATTGTGACTGAGCGCTTTTCTCCTTTACTACACGCTGCTTCCGTTAATCCACGGAGGTCATATATGGTCAAAATTATGCCTGACAAAATAGCATCAGGGGTTACCTACTGCGCGTCAGGTGGCCTTGTCTGTAACGGTCTTTTCAACTGGTACGACTGGGTTTATCACCTGGACTGGAACTTCATCGGTCTGGTCAGTGGTGTGATGCTCGGCATAGCGACATTTGCTGTGAATGCGTACTACAAACGCAAAGAGAGCAACAGGGAAGAACTGGCCAGAAAGTTCGAGGCAGAGCAGGAGAGTTTGCGCACTGCGGCGATCCAGAGTTATATAAACCGCTCACCCTCGCATGACGAGGACAAAGCGCCCGAAGTAGTTGATACAGTCAACAAGGCTTTAAAGCTGGCGGAGAAAGCATAATGGCTATTTCACCCGCTTTGCGTAAAAGCCTTATTACAGCTGCTGGTGGCGGTGCGTTAGCCATCGCGGCTGTTCTGATTCCGAACCTCGAAGGCAATTCCTACACGCCATACCTTGATGTGGGTGGAGTCTGGACTGTGTGCAACGGCATAACTGGCCCGGACGTGATTCAGGGGAAAACCTACACACAGAAAGAGTGCAACGCGCTTCTGCAAAAGCACCTGCAGCCCTATGCCCGGTCTGTGGAAAGGTCCGTAAAGGTTCCTTCGAATGCATATCAGAAAGCCGCTCTTATCAGTTTTAGCTATAACGTCGGCGTTAATGCATTCGAGCACTCATCGGTACTACGCAACCTGAATGCCGGTCGTTATCAGCAAGCCTGTGATGGCCTTCGCAGCTGGGTATATGTTGACCGCGTGAGGATTTGTAAGCACACCCGTTTTAGTTCCACGCACTTTTTGAGAGTTCCGGGGTTTCAGTCATCAGCCGGTACTCTTCCGGTGTCAGGTTATTCAGGGATTCATGGGGACGCTCGCTGTTGTATTCA